CCACGCTTCCGAACTTCCAGATTGGCTACGTTGGTGCAGTTCTGATGATTGCAGAACTGGTAAACACCAAGCCGAAAGCCATGACGAAGATTACGGGCTACAACTCTTTGAGCCTGTAAGGAGGAAACCATGTCTCTCGCAACTAATAAAATCATTCTGGCTGGCGCTCAGAGCAATACTCCGGGTGCCTATTTCCAGACCGTTACTGTTACCGCAGTCGATTCGGGCAATGGCACTGTCATTCCGGCAGGTATTTACGTCATGTTCCCGTCGGCTAACGTCACTGTGCTGGCTTACAACGGTTCGTCTAACGCAACCGTTATGGCATCTAACACAGGTGGCGTAGTGATTTCGGATGGTGTCAACATTTATGCCAAGAATTCTTCTGGCAATGCAACAGTGACACTATTGGATATCAACGGCGGTCAGGCTGCTGGCGAAACCTACGCATAAGGGGGAGCTATGGACGCAAATGCAGTCGGTCGGTCGTATCCAGACTCGTTTGGCAACTATCGTTTGGCAGAGCAGACCGGCGTAAGCCTTGCTGCTACCGGCGATGTTACAACTCTGGTTGCGCAAGCCGCTACGAAGTACATTGTGCGTCGGATAGTTCTGTCTAACTTCAGTGGTAATGCAAGTGGTGCCAATGTGGGTGTCTTCACCGCCGCAAGCGGTGGAGGCACTGCTATTGCTGCGGATCAAACTCTGAGTGCTGCTACTGGTAGCACTAAGTTTGATGATCTGACGCTGGCATCAGCCGCTAACACTGACGTTCAAACTGCCCGAGTGCTGTATGTCAACTGTTCGGTCAATGCCGCAGTAACCTGCGATATTGCCCTTTATGGAGATATTGTCTCGCTATGACCACGATCTTTGTTTGCAATAACGGTTCCAATACTTTTACTGATAGTTTTGATGGTACAGCTTTCCATTTTGAACCCGGTAAACCAGTAGAGTTGCCTGAAATTGCGGCAAAGCATATCTTTGGTTATGGCGATGATGATAAAGAGCCTTATCTTATAAGACTTGGCTGGATGAAAATGAGCAATCAGTTTGAAGCAGCAATGCAGAAATTGGGCGAGTTTTCATTCTCAAAAGAGTCTGTTAAGCCCGTCCACTTGTCAGCCCCAGTGGTGGAACGAGTAGCCGCACCCATGCCTAAAGCACGGGTTGCGGCGAAAGTTGCAAATCTTAATGGTTAATCATGGCAGATACGCTGTCTGGCTACATTACGCAGACCCGCCGTTTATTGCATGACGTTAATGCGAACTTCTGGACGAATGCAGAGTTAACGGATTACATAAACGATGGGCGCAACACCCTTGTCCGTGACACAGGGTGCAATCGCGTTTTGCAGAATCACACTGCACCATACAACGTAGAAACTATTGATTTTGCTGACCTGCCTGAAGGCAACAATACGGTTGATGTCTTGAACGTCATCCTGTATTGGGGCAATTCTCGCATCCCGCTGTACTACTTGCCTTGGACTGACTTCAACGCTCAGTTACGTTACTGGCAAGACTATACTGGACGACCTGTTGGGTTCTCCATGTATGGGCCTAAGAAGATTTTTATTGGCCCAAAGCCTGATCAAGCCTATCAAATGGAGATCGACACAGTAGTGTTGGTTGATCCAATGGTTGATGGCGCTGATGTTGAAGTGCTACCAACGCCATTTACAGAAGCTGTGCCGTTTTATGCTGCTTACATTGCCAAATATCAGGAGCAATCCTATGGCGAAGCCGAGATATTCAAGCAAGAGTACAGCAAGCATGTGATGGAAGCCCTAAATACTACCTTTACCCGCAGACTACCCACACCTTATGTAGCGGGGTATTAGCATGGCTGCGGCAGAGCAAAAGAAAAGTTATGCCGTAGTAAAGGACTTCAAAGGCGTAAACACGAAGAACAACCGCACCGTGATTGGTGATGGCGAGTTTAGCTGGCTTCAAAACATACAGCCAATCGGCTACGGCAATTTAAAGACAATCCCCGGTAACAAAGCTCTTCCCGGTGTTGCATTTGGCGCAAATGTGACATTTATGGGATCGGTCAACATCGACAATAATGAATATGTACTGGCGTTTCAGGACGATGGTTCTGCGCAGTACGTCAACATTACGACGGGTTCGCAAGGAAACATAGCGCCAGCAAATACATTCTCAAACTCTAACGTCATGATTACGCAGTGGCGTAATGAACGCGCACTGATTATTGATCCTGCCAAGGGGTATAAGACTTGGGATGGCACAGACCTGCATTCGATTGGTAGCGTGAACTCTGTCACGATTAACAATCGTGGAAGCGGTTATCTTCCAAGCAACACAACAGTTACGTTTGGTGCGCCAAATGAAGCTAATGGTGTGCAAGCAACCGGCACAGTAACTGTGGTTGCAAACGCAGTATCTGAAGTAATTGTGACTGAAGCTGGCACGGGTTACACCTCCACGCCAACCGTTACGATTTCAGGCGCTGGCAGCAATGCCAATGTCACTTGCACAATTCTTAACCAAAGCGGTTCCGACATTGCAACTTTCTCAGGACGCACTTGGATTGCGCAAGACCGAACAGTCTATTACACAGCCGCAGACACTTACAATGACTTTGTAAATCTGACTGCTGGCTTTATCACAATCAGTGACTCAACCTTGCGCACAGTCATTACCCGCATTTTGTCAGCCAATAACTTTCTGTATGTGTTTGGCGAAGACAGCATCAACGTGTTTTCTGATGTGCGGATTGATTCAACGCTTGGCACAACGCTGTTTACCAACACCAACGTGTCTGCGTCGGTGGGTTCCAAGCTGAAACATGCCATCTTCCCGTACTTCCGTTCGGTGTTGTTCATGAACGAATACGGCGTGTACGCGCTGGTAGGTGCAACGACTACCAAGATTAGCGATCCGCTGGATGGCATTTTTACCGCCATCAACTTTAATGAAGATATTACCGGCGGTCAGTGCTTAATTAATAACATTCTGTGCGCAGTCTTTAACTTCAAGTTTAATGACGATGGCACTGAGCGTTGGATACAGGCGGCATTCTTTGAGCGTAAGTGGTTTTTTACCGATCAGCTAACTAATAGCATTTATGTTGTGCCTGCATTCAAGGACGGGTTTTTGAACTTGTATGGCACTAGCGGCACCAACCTGATCCAGTTTTACGAGGATGATGCCAACCCTGTTGATATGGTTTTGGAAACAGCTTTGCTGCCGATGGGTGATCCAATCCGAGACAAGCAGGCGTTAAAGATTGGCATTGAGGCAACACTTGGGAACACCCCAATTATATTCACGGCCTACGTTGATTCAGAGTCTCAGCAGTCGCCTGCAATTGACTTTTCAAACTCGGTTAATTGGGTTAATAATTCAGGAAATGTAATCTCTTGGAGCAATAACGCGAGTACCATTATTGGGTGGTCTGGCCCTGCAAGTTCCGGTGCTGGTTATTATTTGTATAAGAGTGACGCCAAAATGTTTGGCAAGTATCTTGGTATAACGCTAACAGGAAGTGTTACGCCATTTACAATAAATGGGTTTGAGTTTGAACATGAATTGAGAGCGAGGTTCTAAATGCCAGTACCTAATACATTTGCTAACGCCACAGCTACGATCCCCTTATCGCAGCTTGATGCGAACTTTAACACGGCTATTACCATTGGTAATTCTGCGATTCAACTTGGTAATACCGTAACACAATTAAGCAACTTAACGGTATCTAACGTCACGGTTGCCAACGCTGTTGTCAATAGCGTCAACGTGGTTGGTTACATGGGTATTCCGCAGAATAGCCAGAATGGGAACTACAACGTCGTATTGGGTGATGCCGGTAAGCACATTTACCATCCAATAGGACAGGCGGCAGCAACTTATACCTTTCCGGCTAACTCTAACGTGTCGTTTACGGTGGGTTCAGCAGTCACGATCATCAATGGTTCCGCTAATAACGTGACCATTTCGTTGACTAGCGATACTCTTTACTTGTCATCCAACGGTGCTACTGGCAGCAGAACGCTGACTCAATGGGGCGTAGCTACTGCGGTCAAGATTGAAAACACCGCTTGGGTTATTTCGGGGTCGAATATCACATGACAGGCATACTTCAAGCATTGTTAATGCGGAGCGCTGCCGGTGGTGGCACATTTTCTGTTGTCCAGACCTTCACCGCATCTGGCACTTGGACTTGTCCTGCCGGCGTGACTCAAGTTGAGTATCTAATAGTTGCTGGTGGTGCTGGGGCAGGTGGAGGAACCCCCGGTGTAGCCTTTGGCGCTGGTGGTGGTGCTGGCACCGTAACGGTTGGAACAGGATTGGCGGTAACGGCTGGCACTGATTACACAGTAACTGTCGGCAGCGGTGGTGCTGGCACTAACGCAACTAATGGAAACGCAGGAACAAATTCTGCGTTCAATGCTGTTACTTCAACCGGAGGAACAGCATCAAGCGGAAGAACTGGTGGTGGCAACGCTAATTATTCTGGTTCTACAAACAATACAGGATTTGATGCTGGTGGCGGCGGTGGAGGCGGTCAAAACGCACCCGCTGGAAGTTCAAACGGCGGAAATGGTTATCAATCTTCTATTACTGGCGTTTCAACTTATTACGGTGGCGGTGGTGGCGGTGGTGGCGCTGGCACTGGTGGTTTAGGCGGTAGCGGAAATGGGGCAACAAATCCCAATTCTGGAACATCAGCTCCTGCTAATTCAGGCGGTGGCGGTGGCGGTGGCCCAAGCACTTCAACAAATGGGTCTGGCGGCTCCGGTATTGTGATCCTCAAGTACAACGTCGCATCACAGACTGTATTCACCTTTAAGTCATCAACTAGATGGGTTGCTCCGACAGGTGTGACCAGCGTGGATTATCTAGTCGTGGCTGGTGGTGGGGCTGGAGGTTCTAACATTGCTCCGAGTGGTGGATTTGGTACGGGAGGCGGCGGTGCTGGTGGGTTCAGAACAGGCACATCTTTTTCAATAACCGCCGGAACTGAATACACCATTACTGTTGGCGGTGGCGGTGCTGTTGTTGGAGGCGCAAACGGTGGCAATGGTAGTGATTCTATATTTAGCACTATCACATCTACTGGCGGCGGTGGTGGCGGCGCATCAAGGTCAGATGCTGCCAATGCAGGTTCTAACGGTGGCTCTGGTGGTGGTGGTGGAGTCCGTTATAACGCTGCTGGCGGTGCGGGTGGAACGGGAAATACACCATCAACATCACCAAGCCAAGGCAATAACGGAGGCGCTGGAAATACTGTTAGTGGCAACAACGATTCACAAATCAATGCCGGTGGAGGTGGCGGTGCAACTGGAGCGGGTGCCGCCGGTACTAATGCCGGTGCCGGTAATGGCGGCGCTGGCACGGCCTCATCGATTTCCGGTTCATCAGTTACTTATGCAGGCGGTGGGGGTGGCGGTGCTTTTAATCAACCTCTTGGGTCTGGTGGCGCTGGTGGTGGGGGTGCTGGCGCTCAAGCAACCCCTGCAACAAGCGCAGTTTCTGGAACCGCAAACAGAGGCGGCGGTGGTGGTGGTGGCTCAGAAAGTAATGGCAGCACCACAGGCGCTGGCGGTTCTGGCATTGTGATAATCAAACTCAACCAATAACTATGGAAACTAAAGTCTATCGATTCTTGGGCATCGACACAGCAATGCAGTTGCTACGTCCGGGTGCTAAGTGGGAAATCTCGAACAACGTCTTCACCCGTTGGGAAGACCCAAGACCTTGCCCATCGATTGAAGAAGTCTATTGGGTGATGGATAAGATTAAAGAGTTTGAAGAAAGCATTCCAACCATGTGGTTGCCAGAACAGCTAGAGGAAATGGGTGTGCGCATGAAAGAGATAGAGGAAGCCATCGGATGAATATGCACCACTTATTTCCTACGCCTGTTGGGATGTTTGACCTAGACCGTCCGTTGACCGACGAGGAAATGTTGTTCGTTCGTGGTCAGGAAACTAGGGCGAACGAAGGCAACACAACTAGCAAGAATAACTTTGTTCTGCGTGACCCAACAATGACTTCTCTGCGCGGCTGGCTTGAGGACTGCGTAGCTGAATACTTTAAGGCGACCAGCAATCCAAAGCACGACGTTGACCTGCGTATTACACAAAGCTGGTTCAACTATTCAGAGCAGGGGCAATGGCATCACAAGCACGCGCATCCAAATAGCTTTGTGTCTGGCGTGTTCTATCTGAACACCAACCCTGACGATAAGATTTTTTTCTATCGCTCTGGCTGGCAGCAGATTAAGTTTCCACCGGAAGAGTGGAACTTGTACAACTCCGAGTCTTGGTGGTTCGAGGCTATCACAGGGCGGCTAATTCTGTTCCCATCGTCGCTTGAGCATAACGTGCCGACGGTGACGGGTGACGATGTGAGGATAAGTATGTCATTCAACACATTTCCGGTAGGGATTGTTGGCGATGAGATGGAACTAACTGGATTAAAACTGGAGGCTTAAATGGCGCACTTCGCTGAACTAGACGCAAACAACGTGGTGTTGCGCGTCATTGTAGTTGACAACAAAGATACGGCAGACGCATCCGGTGTCGAGAAAGAATATATTGGCGCTGCGTTTTGTGAGCGTTTGTTTGGCGGCACATGGAAGCAAACCAGTTACAACGGCAATATGCGGAAGCACTTTGCAGGCATTGGTTATACCTATCGTTCTGATATTGATGCGTTTGTGCCGCCACAGCCTTATCCATCATGGGCGCTAGACGATGACGCTAATTGGCAACCACCTGTAGCGATGCCTACCGATAACCAAATGTACAAATGGAATGAGGCTAATCAGGTTTGGGAGGTGTTAGATGGGGCTTAACGCTTTTACCAAAACAGGTAATACGGTTGTTTTTACGGCAAACACAACCGCACCAACGCCTATTCAATGTGCTTCAACAACGCTCGGCGGCAACCAGTATCGTGTAATCAACGCTGGCACAGGCATTGTGTTTTTAGGCTATGGCAGCACAGCGTCTGAAGCGAGTAACAACGCTGTTGCAGTAACAAGCAGTCAGACTGCATTTCCGCTGCTGCCAAGCACGGATGAAATTTTGACGTTTGTGCCAAATGCTTATTTTACTGGCGTAACCTCTTCTGGTACTGCGACTGTGTACATCACTCCGGGCGACGGTCTGTAAGGAGCAATCATGCTAAAGGTAGCTGGTGGGGGCATATCTGGTTCGTTAAATTACCAAGGCACTTGGAATGCCAACTCCAACTCGCCTATGCTTGCTTCTGGCGTCGGTGTCAAAGGTTATTACTACGTTGTTAGCACCGCTGGCACAACCAATCTGGATGGCATTACTGATTGGCAAATAGGTGATTGGGCAGTCTTTAACGGCACTGCTTGGCAAAAAGTTGACAACTCTGATGCTGTTGTTTCCGTCAATGGTCAAACCGGCGTTGTTGTCCTTAATGCGGCAAATGTAGGCGCTACACCCAATACGGCTTTTGTTTTAGCTACCGGCCTACTAAGTGGCGGTGGTCAGCTTACCGGCAACGTCACGGTTGATTTAACCTCCGTGCCAATCGCCAACGTACCGGGCGGGGTTGCCAATACAGTTACAATCATTGCTGGTACTGGATTAGCTGGTGGTGGTAACTTGTCGAGCAATGTCACGATTGGCATGGCTAATACGGCAGTTGCTCCCGGCAGTTACGGTACGGCATCGTCTGTCGGTCAGTTTACTGTTGATCAGCAAGGCAGACTAAGCAGCGCAGCTAACGTAGCAATCGACATTGCTGTTGCTAATGTATCTGGTGCAGTTGCAAACACCACCACAATTACAGCAGGAACAGGCTTAAACGGTGGCGGCAACCTTGCAAGCAATGTCACTATCAATCTTGCTGATACAACAGTCGCGGCAGGCACTTATGGCAGCAATACTCAAGTTGCTCAAATTACCATTGATGCACAAGGTCGCGTTACTAGCGCATCCAATGTTGCTATTACTGGCGGTGGTGGCGGTTCTGGTGGCAATGTAGTTACTGCTATTGCTACCATTACCAGTGGCACAGAAATTGGCTGGTCAAACAATAGCGCAGCCATACTGTCTTGGGAAAATAACAGCAGCCAGATTATTGCTTGGGCAAATGCACAATATGCAGTTAGTGCAAACAATGCAACGATATTGATCAATCATCCTTCTGCGCCATTCGGTGTTGTTTTGCCTACTGCTGCGTCACTTACAGGCCAACAGTATAAAATTAAGAAAATTGACAGTTCGGCAAATGCTGTGACGGTCAGTACAACTTCTTCGCAGACAATTGACAACGCGCTGACGTATCCGTTGTCAAGTCAGTATCAAAGCGTCACGCTTCAGTCGGATGGTTCAAATTGGTGGATAACAGCAAAAGTCACATAAAAGTTACGGAGTCTGAGAGTGGAACCGCAATTCCTGATCAACATTCTTTTTGCAGCCGCAGGAGCC